CGGTAGGCGCTATAGCAGTTCAATTCTCTAAAGGTCCACTTGACGAAATCGTAACGGTTTCTAGCGAGCAAGAATTAGTAGATACGTTTGGCAAACCAAATTCAACTAACTTTGAAGATTGGTTCAGCGCAGCAAACTTTCTACAATACTCTAATGCTTTAAGAGTAGTACGAGCAACTAACACAGGATTATTAAACGCTACCTCAAATACGAGTGGTATTTTAATAAAAAACACACAAGACTACCAAGACAACTATTCTACAGGATCAGCTTCTATCGGAACTTTTGCTGCTAGAGAAGCCGGTTCTTATGGTAACAATTTACAAGTATCAACTTGTCCAAGTGCTACAGCATATTCGACAGCAGCAGTTACAACAGTAAATGATGCTACAACAGCTGTAGGAGATACTACTGTAACTTTAACAGCAGGAACTGATATTAATGTAGGCGACATAGTAGAATTTTCTACTACTGCAGCCGGTACTGATTATGACGGTTACAAATATAGAGTAACTGTAGTTGCTACTAACGACATTACTTTTGTTAGAGCTGACTCAGGACAAGGCGGATTACAAGTAGCATTAACAAATGGTGCTAATGTAAAACGTTATTGGAGATATTACGATCAAGTAGCTGGCGCTCCAGGTACTTCACCATACGCTTCTGAAAGAAGTGGAGTTAATGACGAAATTCACGTTATCGTTGTTGACCAAGATGGTGGTATTTCTGGTACTGCTGGTACAATCCTAGAAGTATTTGACTCAGCATCAAAAGCTGCTGACGCTAAATCACCTCAAGGAGACTCAAATTATTACGTAGATGTAATATACAATAAATCAAAATATGTTTATTGGATGGATCACAACGCAAGTGGTTCAAACTGGGGCTCAAATGCTTCAGGTACTACATTTACAGCTGTGAATGTTCCAACTTTAGAATCACTATCAGGTGGTTCAGATGGTTCAACAGTAACAGTGGGTCAAAGAAAAACTGCTTATGAAAAATTCCAAGATGCTGAAACAGTAGATATTGGATTAATCATTGGTGGTACTTGTTCTTCAACTCATATTGATAATCTAATTACAATTGCAGAAAATAGAAAAGACGCTATGGCGTTTGTATCTCCAGAGAGAGCAGACGTTGTTAATGTTGCTTCTGCTAACACTCAAACTCTAAACGTTATTGATGCTTATTCAGGCATTCGTTCATCTTCTTATGTGGTGTTCGATAGTGGATACAAATATCAATACGATAGATACAATGATGTTTACAGATACGTTCCATTAAATGGCGATATGGCTGGCTTAGCGGCTAGAACTGATCTAATTGCTGACTCTTGGTATTCACCAGCCGGTTTTAACCGTGGTAATGTAAGAGGCGCAGTTAAGTTAGCATACAATCCTAATAAGACACAAAGAGACGATCTATACAGAAGCAGAATCAATCCAGTAGTAACTTTTCCTGGACAAGGTACTGTACTGTTTGGTGATAAAACAGGATTAAGTGCTCCATCTGCTTTTGATAGAATCAATGTAAGAAGATTGTTTATCACTTTAGAAAAAGCAATCTCTACAGCTTCTAAATTCCAATTGTTTGAATTTAATGACGAGTTTACTAGAGCAAACTTTAGAAATATCGTTGAACCATTCTTACGAGAGGTACAAGGTAGACGTGGTATCACAGACTTTTTAGTAGTGTGTGATGAAACAAATAATACAGGCGACGTAATTGATAGAAATGAATTTGTAGCAGAAATATATGTTAAACCTGCTAGAAGTATCAACTTTATTACATTAACGTTTATAGCAACCAGAACTGGTGTTTCTTTTGAAGAAATCGCTGGGTAATTTTAGAATAGGAGAATAAAAAATGGCTAACATTACAGACTTCAAAGCTAAACTTGCTGGCGGTGGCGCTCGTGCCAATCAGTTTAAGGTAACAATGCCTTTTCCTGGTTACGCTCAAGTTGGTGGAGAAATAGAAGAACTAGCATTCCTTTGCAAAGCTACTACAATTCCTGCTATGACATTAGGTACGGTCGATATTAAATTTAGAGGCCGATCTATTAAAATAGCTGGAGATAGAACTTTTGCTGATTGGAGTGTTACAGTTATAAATGACACTAACTTCAAAGTTAGAAATGCTTTTGAAAGATGGCAAAATGGTATTAACAATATGTCGGATAACGAAGGATTAACAAATCCTGCTGATTATCAAGTTGACGCTTTCGTAGATCAACTAGACAGAAATGGTAATACTGTTAAGTCTTATACTTTAAGAAGTTTATTTCCAACAACAGTTGGTGAAATTGCTTTAAGTTATGATACAGTTGATGCTATTGAAGAATTTTCAGTAACATTTGCTTATCAATTCTTTGAAACAAATACTACAACTTAGTAGTTAATATTAAGAAGAGCCGCCTAAAAGCGGCTCTTTTTAGACTTATAAATAATATTATGAAACAACAACATCAAACACTTCTCAAAAACACAGTTGATGTAAAAAGGATATAAATTATGGCCGATCTATTTGGATTTTCAATCACAAGAAAAAAACAAGAACAAGACCCCAAACAAAGTTTTAGCATTCCAGTTGCTGATGACGGAGCAACAACCGTTTCTGCTGTTGGAGGTTATTTTGGACAATATTTAGATTTAGAAGGTACAGCAAAGAACGAAGCTGACCTAGTTAGAAGATATAGAGAAATTTCGTTACATCCAGAATGTGATACAGCTATAGATGATATAGTTAATGAAGCAATTGTTGTAAATGAAAATAGAGATTCAGTTAACGTAAATTTAACATCTTTACCTTTTGGTGTAGAAGTTAGAAGAAAAATAGAAGATGAATTTAAAACTATATTACGTTTGATGGATTTTAATACAAAAGGACACGACATCTTTAGAAGATGGTATGTAGATGGCCGTATGTATTATCAAAAAGTTATTGATAGAGAAAATCCTAGAAATGGTATCGTAGAATTAAAATATATTGATCCTAGAAAAATTAAAAAAGTAAGAGAAGTTAGAAAACAAAGACAACAAGTTACATTAGATATTATAAGTGAATATGAAGAATATTATATGTTTAATGAAAGAGGTGTTTCTGGTGCTACTTCTGGTTCTGGTATTAGAATTGCTCCAGATACAATTTCTTACACATCTTCAGGACTAATAGATCAAAATAGAAATTTAATTTTATCTTATTTACATAAAGCAATTAAATCAGTTAATCAATTAAGAATGATTGAAGATGCTATGGTAATCTATCGTATCGCCAGAGCACCTGAAAGAAGAATATTTTATATTGATGTAGGTAATTTACCTAAGATCAAAGCAGAACAATATTTAAGAGATGTAATGGCACGTTATAGAAATAAACTTGTCTATGATGCCAATACTGGTGAGATTAGAGATGATAGAAACTATATGAATATGTTAGAAGATTATTGGTTACCACGTAGAGAAGGTGGTAGAGGAACCGAAATCACTACATTACCAGGTGGCCAAAACTTAGGAGAAATTGCTGATATAGAATATTTCCAAAAGAAATTATATCGTTCTCTTAACGTTCCAATTAGTAGATTGGAGTCAGGTACTGGTTTTAATATGGGCCGTTCTGCTGAAATTAGTAGAGACGAATTGAAATTCACAAAATTTGTTGGTAGATTAAGAAAAAAATTTACAGAATTGTTTAGTGATATTTTAAAAACACAGTTAATATTAAAAGGTGTTATTGCTGAAGAAGATTGGGGTACAATACAAGCAAACCTTAGTTATGATTTTATAAGTGATGGACATTTTTCTGAATTAAAAGAGAGTGAAATGTTAAAAGATCGTATTGCTTTAGCTGACAGTATGTCTACTTACGTTGGTAAATATTTTTCAAATAGATACATTCGTAAAAATGTTTTAAAACAAACTGATAGAGATATTGAAGATATTGACAGTCAAATACAAGAAGAAGGTTCGGACACAGAAGTTTTAGATACAAAAACTACTAAAAATCCAAATCTTTAATATAAATATAGTATAGGAGAAAAATATGAGTGAACACGTTAAAAGTTTTATAGATAAATTATCATTAGGACAAGCGGCTGAAGCTGGTGAAGCTTTTAAAGACGCTTTAAGAGATAAAGTTGGAGATGCTTTAGAGGCTAGAAGAAAAGAATTAGCTGGTGTATTGTTTCAAGGTAAAATTGAAGCAGAAACACACAGTGATCCTAAACCTGTAATTGCTGAGCCATCTGCTATAACTGAACCAGTTGCTAATGAAAAACAAGGTCAGTAATTTAGTAAAAGAGACTAGAGTTATGGACTCAAAGTCTTATAACGAATTAACGCCTGTAATGAAAGAGGCAGTTAAAGAAGTTATTAAGATTATTGAAAATGAACAAAAAGATATTATAAAAAGTTTTGAAGGAGCTGTAGAAAAAGTTGTAGCTTCACGTAATATTAAACAAGAAGATTTATATAACTATTTTGATAAAGAAGTAAACGAACAATTAGGAATAAAATAAATGTCAACAATTATAGTAAAAGGAACTGTTACTACAAATCCTTTTTTGGATAATATTAGTAGAGCTCAATTTGTTAATTGCGTAGCTACAAGTAATGCTCAAACGATTGAAGTACGTTCTGAAGATAGTACAGTTTTAGGAGAATTTTATTTACATTTAGCAGGAGATTCTATTACAATAGAAAAAGCTCCTGGAGATGTTATAACTTTGGCTGCTGGAAAAGTTAGCGCTGTAGGTTCTCCAAGAAGTTAATTATGACCATATCAACTACGACATTAGTAGATGATAGTTTTAAAGTTATTGTAAAGGCCAACGGTGTTGGTAATGAATCTGAACAAGTTTTAGTGAGTGCTTTAGAATTAAATAATGCTTCAAGTGAACCAAAGATTTCTATAGCAAATGTTTATTATGAAATTGAAGGTGGTGGAAATATTAATTTATTATTTAATACTGATGAAGAAGCTCTAACAATTA